TGAATGTAATTACATGTTAGAATCCATCTAGTTGTTCTGCTATATTCTTCAATAGCATTACGAAGAGCTTTTTGAGACTCTTGCAAAAGACCATCACACTCATCTAAAATGATAACGTTAATCTTACCTTTAGATGGTCTTTCTTTTGCATATGATATAGCTTTCTTACGAATAGATTCTATATCGTTTTCATCAGATGCATTTATATAAATGTAATCACATTTTATAAGATCTTTTACGATAATCTTTGCTAAAGAAGTTTTACCGATACCTGGAGGTCCAGCAAACAATAGATTAGGTATCTCTTCTTTTTCCTTAAATTGGTTAAACACTCGATAATTGTCATCGGTTAAGATGATATCATCGAGTGTTTGTGGTCTATACTTTTCAACGAAAAGAGAATCGAACATATCATTATTTACTATCAGACGAGCCAAATCCATCAGCCCCTCTGTTAGTATCAGACACTTCGTCAGCCCATTCAATAATAGGTTGCAACAATCTATAGACAACTAATTGTGCACAACCTTTACCTTTTTCGATTACAGCGTCAGTATCGGAAAAGTTATACAACTTAACACCTAGATCACCTCTGTATTGATTATCAATAACACCAAGATGAGGTTGTAAGCCATGTTTGAAACCTAGACCAGATCGAGGTTCAATTCGAAACCAATAACCAGGGGTAATATCTGCAAGAGTAAGACCGACAGGCACAACTGCACTACCACGAGCTGGAATAGTCGTATCTTCTACAGCAAACAAATCATAACCAGAATCACCAGTCATACATTCTTCATTGTTTACTGTAGGTAGTTTTGCATCATCATGCGTCTTCTTAAACTTAACAGTCAATGCTTGTTTATCTACATTAACCCAGTTTGTATTTGATTCATATACATCACACATATCGCTCATACAATCATAATATATGTTGTACTACAAAATTAAACCATTAAATATTTGGCAATGGATGATATACCAAGTCATGATATAGGTGATTTAGTTGATCAGTTAAAGAATGCTGAAAAATATCTTAAGAAGCCAGAAAAGGCAGAAGAAGAGTTTAACTTAGATCCTGAAGAGCTTGAAAAGTTTATACTTAACAACGCTGGTAAGCTTGTAAAGAAATCAATTGAAATGGTTGATGAAGTAAAACAATATGTTGAAACTGCTCCTGAAAGTAGAGACGTATCAAGTCTGTCTGAATTAATAAATGCTTCTTCATCTGCTATAGAAACTCTTTCTAAAATATTAGTTCAGAACAAAAAAGATAAAACACAGAAAGAAGTTAAACAGATGGACATTGACGGTAAGAAGCAATTAATGCAAGGTGAGTTTAATGCTAAGATTATGCTCTCTAGAGACGATGTTATGAAAGAGTTATTTGCTAAAGTTGAAAGAGAAGAAAAAGATATTACACCGACACAGTCCCAAGAGTTGTAAGACTATCAGCTACATTTTTATAAAACCCGACTTCTTTCTTTAAGTAGTCGGTTTTCTTTTCCAACCCTTCTAAAGTAAACTCTATTGCTCCTTTTTCCTTTAATTGTAAGTTATCAGTATCATCTTGAGGGTCATACTGCTCATAAAAAGTAATTATATCATACAAGCTTCCATAAAACTCAGTTAAGTCAGCTTCAAGCTCTTCTTTAGCTACATTATATATTCTATCGTAATGATAGTAATCAGCTACTAAATTACTACCATGAGCTTCTTTACTATCTGAAAAAGGTTCAGATAATTGATACATATTATGTCTAAACAAACTAGTACAAAATCTTGACATATAACCTGTTAACAACTTAGTATTAGGTTTTAATTTATTCTCAACAGATGTAGCAAAGTTAACAGGTACTAACTGTTCAACTAAATCATCTGAAACCAAATTAAAGTCAACATCATATATAGCCAATAAAGAGTCATCAGGTAAATATTCTACATTTCTTAATAAGCCTATACTATCAGAAATTTCTTTAAACACCTGAACTTTATCTTTTAGTACTTTATTAAATCTTCTTTTTACTGGAGCTATTGAAGTTAAATATCTTTCATACCAAAACACTTTATATTGTATTTCAGAATATTTTGATATACCTCCTTTATCTAAATCAACAAATATTTCAGATTGGCTAGTAATAGGGTCTATACCTACTAATGACTTTCTCCATTCAATAAAATTATCTAATTGATTAACCCCCTGAGCTAGTAATAATCCAAAGTTAGTAGCTTTGTTATATAACTCTTTTTCATAATAGACGTTTAGGTCATATAATTTTGGGTCTATGGTTGTGTAATATTTGTAGCTCATTTAACCTCCTTTACAAATGGGTTATCAAATAAGTAAGTTTTAACCCCAATCATATTATTAGTGTAAGTGCCTTTTGAAAAATTATGATCTACTTGTACTGCAAAATAAGTACCAAAGACTTTATCATCATACTTACTTTCATTTACCCCAGCTTTTCTTTCAAAACTAAAAAACTTACCTGAACTTCTAAAAGTAAGTCCTTTCAGTTTAAGTTCGATGGCGTTATTTAAAAATATCATATTCTTTAATATTTCATTTCTACCTAATCCTAAACGCTGATCTGGTTCTGTATCATTAATAGAAAATATATTTTTATAATTTAGATTGTTTTTTCTAAATTGATTTAAGAAAGTATTGGTGAATATCTCTTTACCTGAAACAAATAAGGGATACTCATTATCTCCTTTAACAAAAAAGTTATAATACATATCCATTGTTGAGCTAATATTGTTGTTAGATAAATCTATTTGAAATTGTTTATCGTTAGTTTGATATGAATGAACAGCGGTAGTAATTAATTTTGTTTGAGTGTCTATACCACTCATGTTAAAAAAATCATAGTTATTAACCATTGAATATTCCCCAAATGTTAAATTATTAAATGGCATATTCGGAGCTCTTTTTTTAACATTTGTATCACTAGTTATACTTTCTGACCCTAAAAATATTGTTTCATTATGTAATGCTCCACCAGAAGAGCCTAATTCGTTTTGAAATATTGCATTTTGAAAATAATCTTTATAACTTATTAAAGTATATTTTTGACTATATCTGTCTTTTCTAAGTAAACAAGGATCATGCGGAGGAGCAGAAGAAGTGTGTCTTTTAGATACATAATTAATATCATCTAATACATTAAATTCTCCAGGTGAAGAATAAAAAAGAGTAGAAGTACCTAAATCAAATAAATCATAATCTATTACGCTTCCATTTTGTTCAGTTCTTTCTCCTGAACCACCTACATCTAGTCCCTGTATTATAATATTTTTTAATATATCGCCTGTATATGCTCCTCTACTATCATCATCAGAATGCGCAATATCAGTACCCTCATTAGAGGAAACTATTTTTGCTGAACTAAAAAATAAATTTTTCTCTCTTAAAATTTCTAAATCTGTGTCAACTAAAGTTAATTTCTTAAATTTAATATTATCATCATTTTGAGAAACAGTATCTTCATTTTCAATAATAGCAAATGAATATACTAAAGTAGATAATGGTTTAATTTTATCTATTTCTTCTCCATTAACCAAGTCTTTAAGTTCTGGTTGTATATAAACTAATAAGAAATCTCTACAATCATTACGAAAGAAAAATTCATCTATATATGTACCGCTTCCATTTTTAGGTTGTCTTGCAAAATAATTTTCTTGCTGATCATTTTGAAGATTATAGTTACTTCTTTCAATAGCATCATCATCATTTCTTATAATACATGTACCGGTAGCTGCTAATTCATGAATATTGTCTCTAATGTTTAAAAGTTCTATAGCTTCATTAGTCAACCCTAACACTTGACCGTTACCATTATACAAATAAACATAGTACTTATATTGAACATCATCAAACCTAAAATTTAAACTAGCTTGATTTAATGTTTCATCTATAAGAGGTAACCCAGTAGTGGGTGTATTTTGAAAATTAGCCATTTTGATTTATCTGTGAAACTATTTGTTTTATATACTGTGGTTTTATATATTTTATAACCGAACCAGATTTGGGCATAATCACTGGATTAGATATTTTATTAAGTTCAGTAATACACCACCACAAAAATATACTACCGTATATATTGTAACTAATTATAGTCCAAGGTACATTTCTATCTAGTGTAAAACTATCAATATAAATATCATCAATATCTGAAGGGAAGGAAATAGAAGTTTTTAAATTATAAAAATATTCATTATTTTCAGTTTCATATAACTTAAAAATATTTTCATATCTATTATTACCTAATATAGGTAAACCATCTATATTTCTTTGATAATTACCTTCCATTATTCAAACGATTGAGTTGTTGCTTTTACTACATTATCAGTAACTGTAGCAAATAATAAATTTTTGGTGGTTGCAATCATAGGTTGTAAAGTCATTCTTATTTCATACATATCAGGTACTATAGTTTTTAGTTTAGCTGGTATGGAAACATTTTCATTTGTAGATGATATACCACCTAGATCTAAATCCATTAATCTTGTACTACCCCTATAGTTAACAACTAAACTAGATACATAACAATATGGGGCTCTTCTATTACCAGGAATAGTCACATCATATAACACTGGAGGTTCAACTATAATTTTATCTTGTCTTAAAGGTAAATTTTGGTACATTAACAATAATACAAGTTTATAATTGTTTAAAACATCTTCATAAGTAGCGGGTGATGTATTATAAAGAGGGAATACCACTTCTATTGCTGGTCCTTCTGAAGGATATTGATAGTGTTTAGCTCTTTCAATTTTTGCAGTACCTGCTTGAGAAAGCAATTTACCGGTACCGGCTACCACTTCAGTAAAACCAGTACCTGAGTTAATTAAATCTATTAAATTACCGGTAATATTTTCAACAGATTCACCAAAACTGTTGTTAATATCTAATACTCTAGTGTTAAGGTAAGGTATTTTATATTGAAAACCTGTTGGACCTACAAAGTATAATTTTTGATAAGGAAATAAAACCGATTCTAAATCAGGATTATTATACTTTCTAAAAATAGCTTGTAACGTATCAACGTTATTATTAAAAGTTGTAATACCGTTAGCTATAGCGGCTCCTGTTTGTGAAAGGAAAGATGGGGCTGGGTTAGATGGATCAGGGGGACCCGCTTCCCCTGGTGGTAGGGCATTGGGTTTTACTTTTTCTCCAAATGCTCTTAATCCTTTTTGTACATAATCTGTAGCAGAATTAAAAAAGTCAGTCAACGACTTAACTGGGGTACCTTCAAAAATAGATAAAGTGTAAAGTGCTTGAGCAATTATATTATTAACTAAAAAATATTTTTCTTTTAAGAAAATATATGGTGTTTCATCATTAACATTTCTAAATCCTTCATTTCTATATTCTTCTGCATTTCTACCCATTTTACTAGTTTTAGGAGAAATTGTCCACATATAATCATTCAATACATTTACAGTAGTAGTTAAATTATTATTGTTATCTAGATTATCTTTTAAATGATTTCTTATAACACTAAAAGGGGTAGGTAACCCACTGTAGTTAGGGTTTGGAGCTGCGGGTATAGGAGGTTCATACCCTAAACTATATAAGGAATTAGGTATAATTAGAGGTGTATATACCTCTTTATCTTTAGTTGTATTCGTACCTAAAAATGTATAACTAAGTCCCATTATTATTATTTAAGAGTTAACACCACTTCTGTAATCTTTAACATTACTAACTACGTTAAAATAGTTATTGTTAGTGGTTGAAGGAGCTAATACATTATTAGATGTATTCTTTTGCAGCATAGCGGCCATCATTTTAGTTTGTTCTGTTGTTGCTTCTAATAATTGACTAAAGTCATTTCTTAATTTTAAAAGCGGGTGATCAGGGTTAAATGATTTTTCATCATAAACAGGGTTTACTTGATTTAATAACCCACCGCGCCCCGTACCTTCAGGTATGTCAGAAGGATAAGGTATATAATTTGAATCTTCAAAAATAGGTGTAATATTTGTATCTTCGGTACCCGGAGTTAATGATTCTTTTTCAGCTTCTTCTCTTTTTTGATATTCTTCTTCTCTAATTTGTTCTAAATAACTTTGATAAGATTGATAATAATTATCTCTAATTCTTTTACCCATCTTACCTCCATGATAATATTTACCGGTTTTTAAGGCCCAAGCTTTGTAATCCATTGTTTCGATATCTGGAAATTCATTTTTTATTGTTTCTCTTAATTCAGCAGATTTTCTTTTATATTTTTCATTTAGTTCTGCATCTGTCTTTCTAGCATCTACTTCGTCTTCAACAGCTGTTATAAATAAACCAAATTCTTCAGCTAAAAGATCGGAAACTTTACCGAATAAATTTTTAGTTAAATTATAAAAAGGTAACAGTAATGTTTCTTTTAATATAGTCCAACTCATACCTCCCTGAGCTTCGTCAATAGAAGGAAATACTTCATCACCGTTTAAGAATTTTAACCCCATAACAAATGGGTCATAACTACCAAATAAACTTTCAACAAAAGGAATAAAATTAGTTAGTGAAGGGTCTTTTTGAAAATCACTATACTGTAAACCTACTTTACCGAAATAACTTTTAACGTTTTGTTGACCTTGTTTTATGTCATACATTCCTTCCCTGAATATATCGCCAAAAGATTTAAAACCAATAGGTGTGTTTTTTAAATTAGCATAATCAGCTTGAGCATCATCACTTATTGCATCTGAATTAATTAACCAATTTAAAGCATCAATACCCAATCCTATTACAGTACCTATACCAGGAAACATATAAGCAAACCCAGAAGCTATATCAAGAAGACCTTCTATAGTTTTACCTTCTTGATTTAATATTTTATCCATTCCTATACCAAGACTAAGTAAGAACCCGATCCCTGGTAATTTTTTAAATAACCAACCACCTACAGCTTTACCTCCTTTCAATATAGGGTTGAATAACGCTTTAAGAGGTTTTAAAAATGGTTGTAAAAATTTAAATCCTTTTAAAGCAGAGAAAAATTTAGTTACTTTTTCCCCTAATTTTACTTTAGTAAATAGTTTACCTACTCCTTCACTTAACATAGAGGCTATTTTTGGTATAGCACCGGTTAAACCTAACGCAGTTAAAAAAGGTTTTAAGTTAAAGAATCTTCCTAATGCAGCCCCTATTGCAGGTATACCTATAAATTTTAAAAGTGCCGGTAAAATAGGTCCTAAAAGACTACCTAACATTCCTAACAATCCAGAACCACCTCCTTTTCCGCCAGATGTTAGATTAGTTATATTATAAGTATCTTCATCTTTAAGTGCTGCAGCAGCTTTTTTAGATATATCAACTAAAGTTACCGGGGTAGGACCCTGCTTTACTTTTCTTGGATTTTTGCTAGATTGTTCTTTTTTTTCTTTTGCGTTAAATTTGCCTAATTCACCTTGATAATTTTGATGATTATTATTTTTACTTTTATCAGCAGTAGAAGTATTTTTAGCTATTTGAGTAAAAGATTTTTCTACTTTTTTCTGGAAGTCAAGTTGCTGTTTAACGAACTTGTTAAACATATCCGCAAATTGAGCAGCAAATATAGTTGACTCACCTGTCATCTATATTATTTATAGGGGAAGTTAAGAGAACAGATCGTTTGATACGTCTACAGAAACACCATCAATAGTAGTTAAATCAGTTTCTATTTGTTTTATTGATTGAATAAAAGATAATATTTTTTTAACAAAATTACCAGGTAGTTGTTCTACAAGTTCTAACTTGTCGTAATAATTCATATTACGTAAATTTACTGTAGTATCTTCTATAGTAACTTCATTAATATATTTTAAAATTTCACTAGTATAAAGTTCACTAACAATTTCTTGTGTTGAAGTTTTCTTGGTTAACTTTTTGGAAATTTGATTGTTAATTGTTGAATCGTAATTTAAATCAGGAACTTTTACTTTAACTGATAGATCTTTTAAAGATATTTCTTTTTCTTCAAATAAATCTTTGTAATCATATTCAGCTATTTTTTTAATTACGTTATTTACGTTAACTTTACCATCTTCATTTTCATATACATTACCTACGGTAGAAGATCTAAAACTAAGAATAATGCTAGTTCTATCAAATGTAGTCAGAGAATTTAAATCTAATTCTTCTTCTGAATTTTCAACAATTATAGTATTGAAGGTATTGTTAAAATTCATCAAACCACTAGCATCAGAAGGCATGCTAGATAGAATAGTTTTTTGTTGTTTGAGGGTAAAGGGTAAAAACTTTGACTTTTTACCCAATGAGGGGAGGAAGATAGAAAGACTTTTCTTTTTGTTAAGTTCTTTTAGCTTATTTAAAATTGCTTTACTATCTTCGCTCATAAACTTATTTACTTACTATTTTTAGATTTCCATGCTTCTAACATTGCAAGAACCTCTAATTTGAGATAAGGTGTGTTATGTTTTACCCACGACTTTTCATCTCTATCATAATAGTAGCACGCTAACTCTCCTACTTTTTGACCTGAAAGACAAGATTGCATATACGCATATAAGCTTAATTGTAGAGCGTAAGTGCTAAATTCACAAGCTGGTAAATGAGATAAAGGGTCCAACATATAATCCCCATATTGATTAGTAAATGTAAACTTTTTATTAGTCTTAAAATCAAATAGGTTAAAGTACTTTCCTTGTGTTTCATATACGTCGGTGGTACCTGCTATTTTGTATTCGTGTAGCCATAGTTTCTTTTCTGGTTCAATCTTTGATCTATCTGGTTGCCAAATACGTTCAATAGGGTCAGTGTAAAGTTGTTTTTCTTCAGAAGTGATATCTTTTTCATGAAGCCAATTTTCCATAACAAGGTGAATAGATGAACCATAATCACATGCTTGCTTATTAACGGTTTTCCATCTCTCTTTTATTTCATCTTGAGATACCCCTTCGCGGTCAGCTACAAGTTTAGACATCTTTTCAAGTTCAAAAGGTTTCTTGAACTTACCAATCAATGTAGTGGCACTTAAGTACTTTTCGTTAGTTACGGGGTTTTTATACGTATGTGATGCTGGATCAAATTCTAACATTCAATCATTATAACATACTTCTAAAAAATACCATCTTCCTCATCATCATCTTCTTCTTCAACAATAATTTCAGTATCTATATCATCTATAAGTTGTTGAAGGCAGGTAACAATATACTTGCGTCTCTTCTGTTTAAAGACCTCGATAAATTCGAGTTTAGCTAACCTTGTTACTATCGGTGCGTAATATTTTTTAGGTACATACAGTAAAATGGACCCATTTTTAGGGTCCATTATAATAGTATCGCAAAATTCTTCGCACACAGATAGAGCCAAATCAAGTATTGCCTCGTTATCCATGTATATATTTATTGTCTCACCTGAGGGGTACCATTGTACCAATGAGCTCTAGCTGTTAACGTACCAGAAGAGCCAGCGCAGCTTAATTGCTCAGTATTTGACATGCCCATAACAACAAATTTTTCACCGTTAGGAATAATAAAATCGTTCAATGAAGCAGGGTCTACACTTTCACTATTGCCAGATTTTATCTTAAGATCACCTCCAGTTGTATTAAAGATCACAACTTCACTACACTTAACAGCAATATCAGGTTTAACGTAATTTGAAGCACCAGTTAGTGTAAATACTATGTTATAGCATTTGTTTAAATTTACATAAACAGTATTTGATGGAATATCGGGCATGTAATAGGCCATAGAAATATTTAATCTGCGTATGGATTATATTTACCTGATGCATGCAATTTAAGATTTTCATCTATCATTTTTTGAACAATACCCCCTCCTCGTTTGTAATCTCTATTCAAGGTAGGGTACATAGCCCTATTCAAATCCCACTTCTTGCATGCATGATACTTAGCGCTCTCTAATGATCTAAAGTAAATAGGGTGATCATCTTTAGTATTATGCCAACTATAGTTTAAACGCATACCGCAAGTAGTAGGTAAATAGATATCTTCATCGAAAACTTCGTTAGTTACTGGATCTGTTTCTCCTTTGTTGTATCTAACAATTTCTATTCTACATGTATGATAATCTCTGATAATATAATATCCTTTATTATCATCATGATGCCAGGTATGCCAATATTCGGCTTTTGATTTAGCCTTAGATATAGATCGTCCCATTAGTTGTAAACCCAAACGTGTACTTTTTTATTGTCTTTTGCTTTTGGTACGAAACCTTCTTCTACAAGATAATCAATTATTCTATTGATACATTCTTGGGCTTCATCCTTTTTACTTGCATCGATGTTGGGAGGGGTTTTGAGAAAAACATTTTGATTTTTAGTTAAAGCAATATCACAATTACCAACTTTAAAATATTTAGACCCTAAAGTCAACAATTTTAAATCCGGAATGGACTGAAAAAAGTTTTGAACTTTTGGCATAATAGTATTTATTATTCTGCAAAACCTGTTTCTAGAGAATAAACTAGCTGACCATTCTCATCATTCTTATCCTGAACTAGGATTACCTCAGTAATTTCTTGCAAACGCCAATTAATATTATCTTGAACCTCTTTATGAGCATCCATAGCAGTAAAAGCGTCGACATCAATTACTTGTTCTGTAGTTTTTGTCATAGTATCAATATCTTTGACACACACGATAACTTTATATGCGTTCGTTTTCATATACAAATATTATAGCGTTAATCTGACCTTAATCAACTAAATATTTTTATGGTCGGAATAAGTTCAATCATATCAGGGTTAGCCGCTCCGATATCAAATGTTATAACGAAATTTGTTACTCGTAAAGAGGATCAAATGCGTGTTCAGGCTGAAATAGAAAAGATTCAAAAAGATTTTGAAGCTAAAATCATAGAGAATCAAAATAACGTTCTACAAGCGCAAAAAGATATAGTATTAGCTGAAGTCCAAGGTCACTGGTTTCAACGTAATTGGAGACCAGCTTTGATGTGGATAATCATATGTGTTATTGCTAACAATTATCTTATTGCTCCCTTAGTTAATCAAATTTCAACAGTATTTGGTGGTGAAAGTATATTTCCTGCGTTAGACCTACCGGATAAGTTGTTTAATTTAATGACAATTGGTCTAGGAGGCTATGTTGTTGGTAGAAGTGCTGAGAAAATAGTACCTCAATTAGCAGAAACAAAGGCTTTAGTAACTTCAGGAACGACTCCTCAACAACTAGAGGAAAAGAAAGTAAATAAAGCTCAATTCAGAGAAGCTGTTGCAACAGCAACTAGAAGACCTGAAACACCAAATATTGGCCCTAGATTCTAAATAAAGCAGTAGAAGTACCTCTCTTAAAGATAGCTAGTGAAGCCCACTTATCTAGAGAGGTATTTTCATATAAAGAGACTTTAGGTCTTGGGTGTAAGAAATGAACCTGACTACCTTCAATTTCATAGTCACCTATAGCCGCACAGTATAGATGCTTATAGCCTTCTGAATGACTCAAAGACATTTGCACATCTTTAAAGTTTTCATGAACTAATCTATAAATTGAAGGTAGATTTGAGGTTCCTGACTCACTGTAGATCTTAAGTAGATCTGATTGAAAAGTTTGAGGTGATGCAAATTTTACATGTTTGGATGTTTTTGTTTCCTTTTCATAAGGACTATTATGAGTAGAAAAATATTTTTCTAATAACATGTGATTATCTGCATCCATATATGTTTATTTATCCTAATAGTAAATTATCTTTATTACTTTTGTCACTATAAACTTTATCCCAACATTCCCCGCATAGTTGACCGCACCCTTCTACATAAAAGTTACGATAATCTATATGGGTGTGTTCGGTATATGGTGTTTCGGCATCACAAAGTACACATTTATCCATTTTAACACCATCTGTTTCTGTAATAATATTACTCATATCTTTATTATATAAATTTACTTGTTATTTCAATTTTATACTAACTAAAGAAGCTTGGAAACCTCCATTTCCTCTTAATCCAACATGAAATTGTAAATCTGAACCCGTGTTAGGTATAATATGATAACCAAAATTAGATCTACCGTCCATTCTCCCGTCATCGTTGCTACGTAAATCAAAATCTAAAATTACATTTTGATTAGATAATTGATTTCTATATCCAAAAAACCCACATCTTGTTTCTCCATTATTACTACAAAATTGAAAATGAAATTCATCAATTTCATCCCACGTTAATGAAGTATTACCAGTAACTGTTCTTATATTATCTATATTAACTGTGCATATAGAATAGTTAACATTTAATTGAAATCCATATCCAAATCCTAAATAATCCAAACTTGTTCCAGATGCTATAGCAGCACTTATATTGGATATATTATAACTTAAAACGTTAGGAGGGTATCCATTAGACATTGCAAATATACCGCTTTCACCTTGACTACAAGATATATTTTTCTGTGTATTTGGAGATGTAGTAGTAATTTGTCCAGCACTGCTTACATAAATTGGTCTTGTAGAAGAACCAACTAACCCAGTAAGTTTTAATGATGCCATAGTAGGGGTTATAGCATTAGACAAAATTTGATCAAAAGTAACATTATCAACATTACTACTAGCAATTCTACCAAGTACGCTATTTTCGTTTACGCTAATACTATCTGGTGGGAGTTCGTCAGTAGATGAATTACCTAATAAACTATTAGCAGACGAATCTGGCAATACATCATAATTTACTTCTCCAACTTTTAACTGGTTACTATCAATCAAAATAGAAACTCCATCTACATCGACATTTAAATTATCGTTGTTTAAAATTAGTCCATTACCTATGTTTGCAGCTAAACCAATTTTATCATATCCAGCTTCAACAGCTGCATTATCGTTCTCTAAAGATACTGAACCCTGGTAACCATTTTTTCTTGCATATAATCCAGAACCAAGTTTAAAATAATCACCCGGCATTGGGTTTAAGGAAGCTACAGTAGTAAAATCATTAACAGTACCTAGATATTTTACACCAGTAGCATTACCAATACCGCTTCCATCGCCGATATAAAGTCTTTTAGTGTCAGTTGTAAACCCTAACTCACCTTCAGCTAGGGAAATTTGTTTTCGTTCATCGTTAGTTCCTTTTCTAACTAATGAACGTATAATAGTGTTATCTGTTATTTCTACGCTAGCCATATTATCTAAATTTTAAAAGTGTTGTACCTAAAACATCATCACCGTTTATATCTTTCAATACATGATTAGTGTTAGCACTACCAGGTATGGTAATTAAATTTTGAGGGTAATTTTGAGTGTTAGAATTATATGCATTATAAAATGCACCATTTAATGCTCGTACATCAGGTGTACCTTCACCTCCATTAGGTGTAAATGTAGCGCCTGAACCAATACCTACCCCTTTTCTGTTAACTATACCATCATTATAACCCGGGGCAATTGAAGTAAATACCATAGTAGAATCACCCGATGAATAACTTACATTATATACAGAACTAAAATAACTATCTGCCTGTAAAGCGGTTAATGTGGCATCTGCTACTTCATCTTCTGTTGTAGCAGATTGAATATCTACTTTTACTAAATTAGTTATATAACCTCTATGTTGAGAATTTATTGATATAGAAGGAACAGTAGCAGTACCATCTACATCATAATACACACAAGTTCTATTACCTAAAGAATCGTAAACTAAAAAGTATTTACTATTTGATAAACTTGCTTGAGCAGGAAAATTAGTAATACTATGACTTGCTTGTAATCCCCTACCACTTAAATATGCTGCTTCAGTACTTAATACTAACCAATCATAAAAACTAGCAGAAACTTTACCGTTGCTACTATCACCGGCACTCACACCAGAACCAGATTTACTTTCATATGTTGCAGCATTAGCATAAGTAACAGCTGTATCTTCTATAGCATATGTTAATGTACCTGGGCCTTGAGCATAATCTATATCATATGGTTCAGTAAAACCTTTTACTAAACATTGAATGTAAATATCATCTCCATCTAACCAAGCATCAAAGACATATTCTCCTAAACTATTGCTTATTGTATTAATAGCATTTACTACATTGGCTTGTAAATCTGTACTAGTAGTGGAAAAATTACAACCAATAGTTTGGGTTTCAGGGTATGTAGCTTTATATGTTTCAAAAGCAGTAGGATCAGTAGGGTCTTTTATAAAAATAGAATAAATTACTCCATTACCTCCAGGTAATATAAAAGCTTTATTTTGATAATCTCCCGAGTCAGCAGGATCCGTCTCTGCAAATCTACCTATTTTAAAATTAGCATAAGCTCCTTGATTAGATATACAACTTAAAGGCAACCCAGTTGTCAAAACCGTACCAGGAAAATCTTGTTTATTAAGAAAATAGTAAGGGTCGGTAACATATCCACCTGACAATTGTTCTGTATAGTTATCTAAGTTGCCTAAATTTCTTCTTACTGTATTAGCTGAACTACTACCCACACTAACTAAATTACCGGTGATTTGAGAAGCATTAATTTTTGTAGTAGCGTAATTATTGATACCAGTAGTAAGTAAATTGGCATCAGTAGCTGTAGCAATAGGAAAGGTAGGACTAGCATCTAATTTACTAAATCCTGATGCTGACATAAACCCGGGGTTAATTGCATCGGCATTAGAGTGGTGCTGGGTTAATGTAGCTGTATCTTGAAATCCTAAACCACCGTGTGAAATATTAGTTAATGTACCAACAGATAATTCATTAGAACCATTAAAGGTAAGTAAAGTTGATGATTCGGTATCAGTAGCAATATTAATATATAAAGTATCTGAGGCATCTAAAGCTAAACCAGCCCCTACTTTATCAGCAGATAATGTTGCAGCTCCAGGTACTAATTCAAGATGATTATTTGAATTATATCTTATAGTACTACCATCAACTCTTGATGATAAAAGATACCATGAATCGGTAGATGTATAATCTGATGCAGTTAAAGTATAATATAAATTATTATCTAAAGTAGTATCGCCTATAACAGAGTTAGTAGATACTCTGGCTGTATTAAAGGTTTTATTACCTACAATGTTTCCTCCTGTGGAAGTACCATCACCAGCAAATACGCGCTTGGTGTCAATAGTGTAGCCTAATTCACCTTCATCTAGTATAACGCGCTTTCTTTCCTGGTCAGTACCTCTACGAATTTTTATTTTTGCTGCATCTACCGTCGGCATATATGATTATTTATTAAATTAGTATGAATCTAAAGACTTAGTAAAGTCATATTCATCAATATATTTGCTGACAAGATCTTTTGCTATTCTGAAGGTTTTATTTATTTCGTCTTTATTTGAACTGAAAATATGAACCCCGAACAAAAAAGCCGGGGTTACTTTAGTGACAGCGGAGATATACTCTCCTTCATCTTCACTCTTTCTAATTAAATAAAAAATAATATCTTGGTCATTAATTTTAGACATCTAACAATTCTTGTACTAAGATTTCCTCTGCATTCCCCTTTCTTTCTGTACCAGTTTCGCTAATTGCTTTTCCTATCATTTTATCATATTTACCTTTTCTGTGATGTAACAATACCTTTTGTCCAGGTGTTATGTTAACATCAATACCCATATCAATAAAAGCTTCTACCTTTTCGTTATTAACTTCAACATTTACACCATAACCATTCATTACAAAAATATAACCTTCTTGAGGTAAAATAGGTTCTTGTGCAGCTGCTTCAACAGTTTGAGGTACACATGATGCACATGGCTGATAAGTCGGAGTTACTACTGGTGTGCAACAAGTTGGACTTGTCATCTTAACTGTTTCATAAAAATCAATTTGACAAGATTGACCACAAGTTGGTAAAGGTGTACTATAGCACGTTGTCGGTGTTGGAGGTGTACATACCGGGCTTGGATCGCATTGAGCTATAGGCTGTACGCAATTAGTACAGCAAACGGTGGTTTGAATAGGACGATAAGCATGATTATGTTTTTCAGGCTTAGTAAAGTTTTTACTATAAGGTGATACTTTATAACCATTACATGTGTTGCTACCACAGCAAACATTAGCAGTAGAACAGCTAGATTTTAGAACATTTTGAGGTTCTATGCAATAAACAGGAGCAGCAGAAGGAGTAGGTAAAGGAGTACAACATGAAACATACCTACTATTGCTTTTATTTCTTCTGAAAAAACGAGATAGCCATTTAAACATAACGAGCATATTTAAATGGCTGTATTTAAAAAATCAAGATATATTAGTAATAATACCATTAGTAATTGTTAATGTAATGGTACTATCATCAGGTGCTTTTACTTCTAATGATTGAGTAGAACCTCTTAAATCATTAATAATAAACTCGTCAGCACTTAAAGAAATAACACTAAGGTTAGAATAACCAGTACTTAATGTTTCTATACCTGATGTTGAATTGTATGTAGAATCAATAAGGCTACCAAACTGTTCAGCTGTAGGAACATCTCCAGTTTCGAAGTAACCTTTTAATGTGCTTATACTTTCTCTTGACATACTAATATTTATTTAGCAGCAACAGCAGCAACTGTATGTTGCTCTTCCTGCAGTACTAGGGCAAGATGTAGCAGCACTACAAGTAGTGCAAGTCGTACAAGTCGTACAAGTTGTACATGTGGTACCACAACAACAAGCAGCACCGCAGTTGTTAGGATAAGTAGTTGATTCTTTTTTAGGTTTTTGGCTACTGAATGATTCGCCACCGCAACAAGAGGAGTAATTACAATCGCTCATATATCTATTTATTGAACCGGGGCTGGTTCTGCGGCAGGAGCGGCGCCTCCTTCAGGTGGAACGTCGCCTCCAGTTACATCAGGGCCGCCTCCTTCTGGTGGGGGACCGAAATCAGGGGGTAGGCCTGAACCGCCACCAGCGGGTATTGCACCACCACCGGCTTCCATTCCTTCTCCCCCTTCGGCTCCACCAGAGGCAATAGCCTCTCTCCAATTAGGACCACTAGCTTCAATCTGAGCTAATTCCCAAGTGAGTTCTTTGTCCTTGCGTAAAAATTCTCTATTAGCTTTAACTTCAATATCAGACCAACCTAAGTACTTCTTCTGAGCCCAAGTATTAGAAACAAACTCACTATTAGTTAAACTTGACCAGTTATTAACTTTAAGCTCAAGCTTTTGCTGCTCTCGCATTTCAAAGAAGTTAGAAGGTACATTAAACTCTAAATCTAAATTAAGTTCTTTTAGATTATATTTCTCCCATATCTTCTTAAGTTTAAGATGAGTTATAAAGCCATTCTTTAATCCTGCAGCAAACTGCATTTGCATACGAATAATGAAACGAGCAAACTTAAGCTCTTCTCTTAATATATCAGTACCATCTTGAAATGATTGCTCAGGGTTTAATCTAGTTACAGGTACTTTAAGTGACTTATATAACTTCTTCATGAAGTACATTAAGTCTTCTAACTCTCCTAAATTCTGACCACCCGCTAATGTTGTAACACTTGTACCTTCACTACCTGCTCTCTTAGCAAACCAAAAAGAATCAAGCATTGACTGAGGTGAAAATTTCATTACCTGACCACTACTATCAGTATCATATGTATGTCTACTCCAATATTTTTGCTGTAGGTTTCTTAGATACCCTTCTGCTTTAGGAGGTGACATATTACCTACATCTACATTGAATACTAACTTCTCTGGTGCTCTTACTAATCTATATATAACAATTGCATCTTCAATGAGAGATAATTGTCTATAAGCTCTTCTAGCATTCTCTAAGTAAGGTAATCTAATTGTCTTATTATCATTCCAGATACCAGAGTTAACATATGTAACCTGATTTTTATCCATTGGAATGAGTTGCATGTCTTCAATCTTAGTAGGGTTCTCTTCATTAAAGACAGGTTTTCTTAAAAGATAACCTTGAACAATACTATTTTGAATATTACCAAAAATTGGATCGATGAGTTCGGTAGGAATTTGTACTGTACCTAAAATACCTTCTTTTGGGTGATCTTTATGAATAATATGTTCCCAATAAACTTCACCCTCTACAAGTAATTGTCTAAAATATTCCCAACCTTTATGCTCTAAATCAAAGTAACTAATGAACTTCTGAAATTCATCTTCTAATTGCTTTTGTTCATTAGGTTTAAACTCTCTATGTAAAAATTTTAATTTTACAATCTCACCGTTAGCATCTTTGTTTATAATCTCATCACAAATTTCATCTAATGCATCTCCAACTTCAGCAAATGCTGCCATTACTCTATAATCACGAATTCTTGCTGCTTTATCTTGCTGAATATTCGCATACATGAACTCCTGAAAGCCCTTGTCCATTGCGATATCACCAACAGCTGAATTATTAATAGGTGTGGATGATGAAATAGATTGACGCTGTAATGCGTCTTCACGACGACTACCTTCGCCTTGAAATAGCTTATACTTAGGGTTTACGTCATTTAACGTTTCGATAGTTTGATAAGACTGATAAGGAAGTCTGCTTTGTACATACTTCATTAACGAACGTCCAAATGTATTTTTATTTCCTGTACCCATTATATTAGCATGATTGTGAACTTGACCTAGATAATGTTATACTCTTGGTTCTTGTTCTTGTAATTGTACTTGTTCTTGTTTGTGATTTAGTAACTGAAGGTGTAATACAAGATGTAGGTCGAGTAGATGAATTAGTTCTAGTTACTGTATTAGTAGGGGTTTTTGTTCTTGTGCCTGTCGGTGTTGGTGTAGCATAATAGCTAACAGTTGGTGAAATTGATTTTGTTAATGTTGGTGTAGGTGTTTGTGTTCTTGTTCTGGTTTGCGTTGGTGTTTGATATCTTGTTCTAGTGAATGTAGCTGATTGAGTAATAGTAGCAGATGGTAAAGGTGTTGCACTTGGTGTCTCTGTTCTTGTTCTTGTAATAGTAGGTGTTTGAGATCTTGTTGCAGTGTTGGTAGCACATTGTGTACCGGTTCTTGTTCTGGTACTCGAATTAGTACATGTTATGGTAGGCGTAACTAATGGTGTACCAGTTCTTGTTCTTGTCTGAGTTGGTGTGCTTGTACCGGTTTGTGTAGATGTTCTTGAAAACGTATATGTAGGGGTATAAGTTTGTGAATTTGTCCTAGTTGTCGTAGGAGAAGGTGTATTACAAACTGTTGGGCTGCAAGTTACAGCTGGTATACCATGCACATTGGCCTGAGCCCAATTAGAAGCTCTCTGAGGACCACCGTTAGCTTGTCTTATTAAATCTCTAAATGTAGGTATACCTGCCACGATAATATTTATGCTTATATGTTAAGGGTCAAATGAAGTAGTTGCAGGAAAACCAGTAGAACCTGCTTGCCAATACATTTTACCACCTATCATAGCAGTTAATGCTGATTGTCTACTACTAATTACTTGCATATCATAACCTTTATAACCTATATCTATTTCATCTCCTTTGTAAGCAGATAAATTAAACATATTAGCTACATTTGTTATTTTATTAGCAACCCCTATAACTCCATTACCAGCAAAGTTAAGACCTATAACTTTCCATGCCGACAATGCAGGGTTTGATGAATTAAACAAAGCACAAACAAATGAACCAGAATCTCCACCAGAAGATGGGGATAAACTAGATGAATTACCTCTAAAAAATATTTGATCTTCAAAACCTAACGTTCCTATATTACCACCATAGCTAACATTAACTCCACCAATACTAAAAGCACTTAACCTACAAGTAAACCCATAAGGATCACTACCAGGCCAACCTACAGGACCCTCAGTTCTACCAGATCTAAATACAGGAGCACCTAACTCGGAGGTTAATAATGAATTTATTTCCGAATCAGTAGCCCAATCCATAGGCTGACTTATATCTAATTGATATTGCTGCCAGTTAGTAGATGAACCCGATAAATTAAGAGTATGTGTACCAGATAATGCAAATGAACAAACATCAACTCTATTACCAGAAGATTTAAAAGGGTAAGCTTTTTTAACAGTACCAACAGTTAAAGGTTGCATTAATGATTGAGTAACTGTAAATTTATCATAAGTAGATCTTTGATATACCGGGTACCTGTCATCACCAGGTGAAGAAGTCGTGTCATTTACTGAAAGATATGTCCAAAAAGTTAAACCAAAATCGTTAGTAAAAGCTCCGCCTAAATCACCAGCTAAAGTATTTTTACTTAAAACGTGATTGTTACTAACACCTACAATAGTGTAATCTTCTAAATCAACAGCTAACCCACCCAATGTACCGGTATCAACAGAACTTCCTCCCCAGCCATCCGGAGGTACAGAACCAACAGATATACCACCTACTAATGGTCTATGTTCTACTCTACTACCACTTACAGGCATTTGCCAGGTACTTTGAGGAGTAGATGGATCTGGTAAAGTATAGCACCCGGTTGCCGATAAAGAAGGTACTTCTACAACATCAGTTGCATAAGTTACACCATCTACTTCAACTGAAGATGGAAATAAATCCTCTTGAGGTATATCACTTAAAGGTAATTTCTTTTCAACAAATAAAGTTAAACAAGGCTGTTGGGTTTCAACACCTTGAACTTCTTTTTTTGAAACAACAACACCATTCCAGTTGACGTTAGAATCAAAAAGTTGATTTGCTTTTATAGTTAAATTATCAATATTACTCATCGTAGTATCTTACATAAATCTGATTAGCATGTGATGTAGGAGTTTTAGTTTTGGTTTTAGTTTGTGTGGGGGTCTGTGATCTAGTTTGTGTGTTTGTTCGAGAAGGTGTTCTAGTTTGGGTTGATGCAGGTGTACCGGTTGTTGTAGGCGTTGGTGTGGGTGTTTGTGTACCCGTTCTAGTTTGAGTTTTAGTTCTGGTAGGTGTTACAGCAGGAGATGTAAAGTATATATTACCATTTCTAAACGTACCGTAATACCAAGTAGAAGAAGGAGCAAATTGTATTCTAAAGGTATCCCCCGTATAACCGTTATAAGAGTAACTAACAACAGATTTAATACTACTATCTAAGTAAACATACATTGTATCAAATGCAGGTCCACCAGTTAAATCTGTATCAAATTCAAAAACATCTCCTGCAGATGATTGGAAAGTAACTCCATTAGCACTTGGATGAGGAGATGAACCGGTACCAGTTAAACTATTATTAAATGTACGTAAAGGTGTTTGGGTATTTGTTACTGTATTAGTTGGTGTAGTTGTTGGTGTTTGAGTTGTCGTTGGTGTTTGAGTTCTACTTCTGGTATTAGTGGGTGAAGGGGTTCTAGTTGATGTTTTAGTTGAGGTGCTTGTTGGTGATTGCGTAGGGGTAGGTGTGGTAGTTGGTGTCTGAGATGCGGTCCTTGTATTAGTAGGGGTAGGTGTTAATCCTGGTGTATTAGATGAAGTTTGTGTTGGTGTCTGTGTATTTGTATTTGTAGGGGTGGGTGATTGACTATTTGTTCTAGTTTGGGTAGGGGTTTGGGTTCTACTTCTAGTATTAGTAGGTGTTCTAGTAGCAGTAACACCTGGTGTATCAGTCGAACTTGGAGTCCTGGTAACTGTAGGCGTAACTGTAGGACTAACAGATGCTGTTGGTGTGTTGGTAGAAGTTGAAGTATTTGTAGGTGTAATAGTTGGCGTATTTGTTCTTGTTCTAGATTGTGTTGTGGTTCTTGTATTAGTAGGAGTGGGGGTAATAGGACCTAAACTAAATCTAGGGCGTAAAACGTTGTAAGTTGAAACTATACTACCTTGGCTTAAAGCTATACCAGAATATGTTTTAATAATAGCTATATCAGCATCTAAATTAGAGTTATTACCTGAAAACCATTGCATTGGTGTACCATTAGTAATAATACCAGAAGGTCTATTAGCTTCAGATATTGCTCTAATTGCACCATCTACATAAATTCTTAGTTTTGATGAATCGGCTACAAAAGCAACTTGATGCCAGCTATTATCATTATAAGTTAAACTCGTTCTAGCAAAAATTTCATTACCGTCATTGTCTTTTTCCCAAAAGTCTAATTTACCTGCATTAACAGTGTCTCCTGAGCCTCTAACACCCATCATGAAATAACAAACATTAGCTTGATTATTATAATCGGTTACTATAGGCACTGTATATGAAGATGCTGAAGAACTTATGTTTGATCTAACTCTAATCCAAAATATAAAAGTATAAGGGTATCTATTTTGTATAGGACCAGCTTCGGTTCTAGGAATTGCAGTATTTTTAGCTAATTGATAACCACAAACCATACAATCTGTAGACCCATTTAAACAAAAATGATTTGATGGCCCTGTATATGTTACATATTGAGGAGAACCACAAATGTATAAATCATTATTTCTTCTTACGTCACAAAATATATTACCAGAACCAGGATAACTGTAAATGTTAGAAGCATCTACTTGCATAGTTAAATGACAGCAAGAATAAGAAGCTTGAGTTGAAGTTCTTGTCTTTGTCTCAGTAGGGGTGTATGATCTTGTAAAGGTATGTGTTGGGGTTTGAGTAGGTGTAGCTGTTGTAGCCATCCTAGTTGGTGTATAAGAAATTGTAGCAGTTTGTGAAGGGGTGTTAGTTGGTGTTTTTGTTTGTGTTCTTGTTTCTGTTGGAGTATTACCTGATGTAACAGTATTTGTTGCTGTTATTGTATTAGTAGGGGTTTGGGTTGGTGTTTTAGTAGGTGTCCTTGATCTGGTTTGAGTTGATGTTCTTGTATTGGTTGGTGTTTGGGTTGCTGTTCTGGTATGGGTCCAGTTTCTTGTATTAGTTTGTGTATTGGTAGGTGTTGTTGTAGGGGTGCTTGTAGAAGTTTTTGATAAAGTTATAGATTTTGTTTGAGTAGGCGTACCTGTAGGTGATGACCCAAAGGTAGGTGTTTGAGTCTGGGTAGGTGTTTGTGAAATGGATACGGTAATAGTTGCTGTATTAGTAGGTGTTCTAGTCTGGGTAGGGGTTTGAGTTACTTCAGGTAAATAAAATCTATGTTTTATGTTATTAAAACTTTGTAATACTTGAGCAGTACTTAAAGCCTTTTCATAGACTTTAACGATAGCCATTTGTCCGTCAAAATTACCCGTACTATTAACAACGCTACCCAACTTAGGGTTAACACTACTACTATAATCATAAGTATCGGTAGTAGATAAATTAGTTACCCCATTTATATAAAGTCTAGAAGTACCTGAAGATCTAACTAAAGCAAATTGGTACCAATAACCAGTTTGAAGAGTAAAGCTTGTATCTTGTGTCCAACCTAAAGAAGGATTATAATAAGAAAAGTAGTTATTATAAAAACCAAAAGTAAAATCACCTGCGGTATTATTAAAGTTAGATAAAAGTACAGATGAACCGTTGTTTAAACTGTAAATTTTAGCCCATATAATATAACTAAAATCATTTGTACTTAATGATGTTATATTGCTGCTGCTAATATCAATACTACTTCCCTGATCAAAAGTAAAGTTTCTAATAGAAGAGGGTGTTGAACCTGAATTATAAAAAACATCACCGCTTAGAGAACCGTTATTAGTATTTGAAGTTAAATCCGTCCATTGATTAGCTGTGCCGGTGGACGAACTATTATCAGCGTCCAAATACATTATTAACCCTTCAGTTAATGAACCTGTACTAGTACGAGTAATAGTATTTGTAGGTGTGGGGCTGTTGCTACTTGTTCTTGTTGATGTATGTGTGTTAGTTGGTGTCCTACTTGTTGTTGGTGTATTAGTAGATGTTACATCTGGTGTACCGGTTGGTGTGGCAGTGTTAGTAGGGGTACGAGTAGCGGTTTCTGATGCATTGGTAGTAGGTGTAATAGAGCTAGTTCTAGATGGTGTTTTAGTATGGGTAACTTCAGGTGTCTGTGTTTGTGAAGAAGTTTGTGTAGGTGTATAAGATGGTGAAGGGGTTTGGGTAGCTGTATTAGTGATGGTTTGAGTTTGAGTAGAAGTATTAGTTGGTGTTTGAGTTTGAGTACCTGTTTGTGTTCTTGTTAAAGTTTGAGAAGGTGTTGGTGTTAATGTTGTGGTATTAGTGGTGGTTGATGTAACCGTTGCGGTGGGTGTAGGTGAGGAACCTACAGTAGCAGTAGATGTTACTGTACTTGTACTTGTTTTAGTAGCTGTATTTGTATTAGTTGGTGTTTGTGTAGGTGTGGGTGTATTGGTTGCAGTACCGGTAGGTGCTGGGGATGACCTTTCTGGTGTTTTTGTTGTGTTAAGAGATTGAATATAAAAAGGATATTCACTATTAACTGAAGGAAATACATTATAACCTCCGGGGCTAGTAATCAAAAACTTAAATTCCCCTGTTGCAATACCAGATAGAGCTCCTAAACCCACTTGTACTGTATTTGACGTGTAATCAAAAAATACATCACAACCTAAATCTAAAGCATTATAAGCACTAAATGCAGGGTAAGTAGAAGATAATGATGGAATATCAGAGTAATAAGTTACACTACTTAAATTAACCGTTGAGAGAGAGTTGGGGATAAATGAAGATGGGTTAGAGCTGCTCAAATAAACCTGATAAGTCGAAGCTTTCCCTAAGCTATTACCTACGCCGCCCCTAGTAAAAGGTATTTTAAAAACAAACGATTTTTCATACTCACTGTAAATCAGTTTGTTAATTTGATTATTATTAATTAAAAGTTTTTGTCCAAATCTCTTCATTATTGTGAAAATATAAATGATTCAATTTCTTGCTCTGAAGCAGAAACTGTAACTGTTTCGGTTATTGCTGATAATCCTGACAACTGAGTTCTCAATGTTGGGTAATTATCTAATGTAAGCACCGTACCCGTATTTTCAGTACCACTAACAGCATAGAAATTAGCATCAACTCTATAAATATTACTAACGTTATTTTGAGCTGCAGGAAATATCCACCCTTTAATAGTGAATGTTGTATCAGCGGTAACTCGTGCTTTATCTGAAGCTTGTAACTCGGTTGGGTAAGACATACTTATATTACCATCCCAAAGTACTTCACTTCTTATTTCTTGCATTTCAGATAATGCACCTAAGCCTGTTGGAACTGGCCAGCTTATAATAATATAAGGGTTGTTATAAGGTATAAAATTAGATAAGATTTGATCCATATCTAATTGATATCTTGTTATAACGGAAAAATTAACTGTAATATTTACTGGGGTAGGAGCATTATATTTGTTTGAATACTGGTCATTACTATAATAGAAACCGTTAACATCAGGTAACTTGTTAAAAACCCTATCATTATCTCTAGAAATACCTGCTACATTGATAGCAACTACCGGTAAAGTAATTGTTTTTGCTTTATTGACTATATCATAAAGAACGCGCTGTTTAGGAGCGTATAGATATCTTACAAAAATCCTATCTTTTTGCTCTCTATTCTTATTATATCTACCAATAACTATACTATCAAAAGCATTAGCAAATTGAATAATAAGGTCTTGTATTTCAAAGTATGTCGACTTCCAACGCATTCAAAATATTTATTCATTTCAACCGCTCAATAAAATGTTCTGGTAGTTTATCCTTATTCTTTAGCAATAATTTGCGTGCTTTACCATCAATTACATATGTAACCGAGTAATCTGCTTTAGATCTAGTGCATCTACCGGTAGTCTGAATGAATGCACTTAATGTCTTTTGTTGATACCAATCAGGATCTAAATCAGCCATTTTCTTAATACGTTTATTACCAAGAGGCGGGAATGGGGTTTTAACAATAATTTGAAATCTACCTTTATCACCGTTCAAATCTGTACCAAACGTTAATGATGGAGATACTAATACAGTAGGTTTATCAGTAGAAAAATGCTCTTCTAATATCTTTTCATTATTAGCTGCTTCTTCTCTGAATAGAAACCTATCACCTTTAAGTTTCTTTTGTAGGTATTTGCAAATATCTAATGAATGAGTATGTATAATACCTTTCTCATCTGGGTGATTATCACATAATGCTTGACAGTATCTAGCTATCTTAGGTAAATTTTGTTCTAAGTTACTATAATTTAACTCAGGTTTAGTCATTAGATAGATAGGAGATTTAGCAGGGTCAAATGCTGATGGGGTCTCTATATATTTGTAACGTTTAATACCCAATGTTTTAGCATACGAAGCATGATCAGTTATAGTAGCTGACATTAGCAATATATTATCACCGTAATCAAATAAGCTACTAGCTAGATTATTAACTTTCAATGGTGTAAAACTAACACCATTCTTAGCAAAATCGACAATATACTCACATTTATGCCAAGTTTGTTCTACAGTTGATAGATTACCATGTAGATTACGTAGATACTTAAGTCTAGCTGCTTCAGGTTGTGATATTGTTATAATCTTATTGTTATTCTTACCCGTAAGGGATTCAATCGTCTCCGTAATATTGAAAATAAGATTAGTCAGCCACCTATATTGCACATCATACTTATCTGACTTAAGAACCGAATGTTCAACATTATTGAGATTAAGACGCGTATAATCAATATGAGCACTAAATCGTCTCACTAGTTCTTCTTCTAACTCAGATGCCTCATCACATACTAAAAAGTTTTTACGTTTAACATGTCCAGGTAAACTTAAAAACATCTTATAGTTAAGAACTGAAAACTGACTAGTAAGTGCATGATTACGATTTGTATAATAATTACAACAGCCTTTAGCCCAACATTGGTTTTTAAGATTCTTAGTATATGTACAAGGTGCGGTATCTACATCAAATGAATCATCTATATCACATAGGTAGTTTTGTTTACCTTTTAGAGTATCAATATCATCAAATAGTTTCTTATACTGGTCTTGAAGCTGTTTAGTAATAGTTAATGCAAATGTACCAAATGATGGTTCAGCTAAACACTCTGCTTCATTAATAAAATTACCTGCAAAGTCTTGAGCATAAGCATCGTACGATTCAATTAACGAACGAAATTCTTTAGTCGGTCTAGCACTGACATTACCTAAAGTTCTAGGTACAAAACTCTTACCAGTACCGGTAGGGGCAGAAGCAATAACAAACCTATAGCCATCATTGAAAGCTTTTTCGATTTCTTTGATAAGTTTGACTTGAGCCTCTGATGGATTATAACCATACGGAAATTTACTCAAATATTTACTAAACATATATCATGAGTATATGTCATCGACTATAGAATCAAAGTCAGATTTTTTAGTATGAAGAGTAACATCTTCTACTTGGTGTTCTGACATAATCTTTAACATAGATGGGGTAGCTTCTTTCATCGTACAATTGCACAACGTGTAGTGGTCTGTTTTTATATTTTTATGCGTATGGCCTTTACCATAGCATTTCTTACAATTACTTTTTGGGTGATTAGTTATCTCAAGTTGACCACAATCTAAGTTGTTAGTAAACTCTTCTTCAAGTTCATAAATCACTCCAGTAAATACACTAAAAAATATTCTCATACTATTTTCATTATCATTTGAACATCATAAAACTTTGAGTTCTTTTTTGGTTTAAAATTTCTTGCTTTAACAAATTTATAAGTATCGTTTTGAGTTAACGTACAAAGCCTATAATCAAAATTAACAAACGACTTTTTATTTTCTATTCCAAAGGGATAAGGTATCTCAAATGTTTTGATACCGCCTTTAGGTATTTCTAATTGAAATATAATAAAAAAATCTTTTACTGATAGATTAATAAGTTTGCCTTTCTTAATAATTTTTTCATTAATTACAAAATTAACATTATTAAGAAAAAAGTCTTTAAAATTATTTTCTATTTCATCTATAACTTTAACAATCATGTATTTTGAAAATTTAGTTTTTCTTGTGGTGTTAAAGTTTGTAGGTTTTCAGTAAAGTATTTCCAAAATTCCTCATTAGCAGGAATCGTTCTAATTAATTCTACACCATTAGTACAATTAATTTGTCTATAATTTTGCATGAATATATCCCAAACAATAATTAAATTTTTAATCGTTGGATCATAATCAGGTAAACGAGTGGTGGGCCTATAGTTTAGAGTTAACCTACCGTTCTCGCTATTCAAAAGAGTAAAACTATTTGTACACAACATACGACGAGTAGGTGGTGCACCGGTCTTAATAACACGTCTAACAAATTTTACTTCACAGACATTGTTTTTAAGAATGTTTATAAGTTGTCCTCTACTAACCTTCATTAGGCTTTACGATGCCGAAAATTCTAGCTTCGTTTAAGAATAACCCTTTCTTTACATTGCCGATACCATCAACGTCGAGATTATTAATAGGAATACCAAGATTGTTTGGAAACATAACATGATCACCAACATTGACATATTCACATTTAGTACCTTTAAGTAATACTTCTCCAATACGCCATGCTTTGGTATCAGCATTAATTGGAACATAAATACCGTTACGAATGATAGCTGTGCCATCTTCGTTAGAGTCAACGTAACGAACAAGTATAACATCTTCCATTAGGGTAGAAAGGGAATACCCCATCAAGGTAGAATCGAATCCTTGAGTGGGGTCTGATAAGTCGATTAGACTCTTTTTAGGAGCTAATAAGTCAATACTTTTTTCTGCCTGAGACATGTAAAGACTTATTAGCCTTACATATTATTTCAATGCTGATTTAATTTTAGTTACATCTATTTTACCTGAGTCAAGATATTGTTCTACTTCACGTCTAGATATTTCAAAACGTTTAGCAAGAAACTTTACTATCTCATCAAAGTTATTGATATCTTTTCTTTTCTCTTTTTTGATATAATGAATACGTCCAGGCGAACCTTTTGGTAATATTTTAATCAGATAATCATACCACTCTCTCTTCGTATCAAATACGTTATAATGCTTGTTAGTGGTCTCATTAATAATCTGAGCATACTCAGGAGAGTACATACTCAACCACCTACAAACAATATAAGGAAGGAACTGATCTTCATCCTCAACGTTATCCAAAAGGTTACCCTTCTTAGTAACAATTATATCATTTAGAATTTCAAAGATATTGAGCATTACAATTACTTAATAATAACTTTAGACGTAGCAACGAACATATCATCATTCAATTCATAGAATGCTTTGTTTACTTCACCACAGAAATTATTCACTTGCTCATCAGTAAAATTAGTACTAAATGCAAATGCAGGAGCCTTCTTACCAGCTACTACATTGATACCGGTATGACCAAGAGCTACACCGTCTTTAACATATGTAATACTAACACTTACTTTACCTTCTTGCTGAACAACACCGCCTTGAGTAAACTCTTTCTGTACCATGATATCATCACCATCCATATAGATAGGACAATTCAGGTATTCAGGCTTAGCTAGAATATTAGCAATACAAGTATTAAGCAATCTCTGATATGCTACTGCACCAAAAGGGTTATCTAGGATAGGAATTTCCCATAAAAAGTTAATTGAGTCATCACTCCAGATGAATTCTTGCTTATCAACATCTTCCTGATCGATCATTCCATCAGCAAGCACTTCCATAGGAGCTCTAAATGATACTAGATTACCAATAGGTAATACTTTATCTTTGAAAAACTTATATGCAAATCTGCTATGAAGAAGATTACCGTCA